GAAGCAGCGTCTATCATTCGCGCTGTTCGCAAAGAAACTAAATTCAGCACAGTCCATGTTTATCAAGGCTCAACAACCTCGATTATGTTTGGGCCTTACGAAAAGAAAAGCGGCGGCTCCGCTTTCTCTTTCAGCATCAAACGTGGCGAGCAGCAGTTTTCTATTGGTCTTGAACTGGGAGAAGCCGAACTTCTCGCGCAGTTTCTTGAAAGCTATCTCGCTGAATCTTTCCGCTTTGAGGTCAAATGAAAAAAACAGTAGTATTCCATAGCAACAGCAGTCGCATTTTTACTGGTTTCGGCAAGAACATGAAGAATGTTCTTCGTTACCTATACAAGACTGGTAAATATAACCTCGTTGAATTTGCGAATACTAAATATAAAGACGCCGACGAACTAAAGACTCTTCCTTGGAAGGGCGTTGGCACTATGCCTGAACCAGCGGTAGTTCAATCTATCGCTTCTGACCAAGGAAAATTGCGCTCTGTTAGTTACGGATTGCATGAAATAGATACTTTAATGAAAGAAGTCAAACCAGACTTCTATATTGGTATCGAAGATATTTGGGCTTTAACCCCACTTACAGAAAAGAAGTGGTGGAATAAGAACTGTATGGTATGGACGACTCTTGATTCGCTTCCTCTTTACCAAGATGCGATCAAAATTATTCCCAAAGTTAATCATTACTACGCTTGGGCATCGTTCGCTGGCAAAGAAGCTGAACGTCTTGGGCATCCAAAAGGATCAATCAAAACACTTAGAGGTTCAACAGAAACATCTTCGTTCTTTCGTTTAAAAGAAGAAGATAGAGTAGCTCTCAGAAAAGAGTTTGGGCTATCTGATGAATTTATCATTGGTTTCGTATTCAGAAATCAACTTCGCAAGAGCGTTCCAAATCTGATTCAAGGTTTTAAAAAGTTTAAGCAAGATAATCCAAAGTCTAAAGCTAAATTGCTGCTTCATACCCACTGGGGAGAAGGCTGGGACATCGCCAAGCTCATCAAAGACAACGAGATTAGCAACGATGACGTTCTCACAACTTACTTCTGCAAGAAATGCAAACAGTACGAGATCAAAAAGTTCTCTGGTCAAAAGATTGCGTGCAAATACTGCGACGGTAAAGACACTGTTGAGACAACTAACATCACAAATGGAGTCAGCGAAGAACAGTTGAACGAGATTTATAACTTGATGGATGTTTATTGCCATCCGTTTACCAGCGGTGGTCAAGAAATTCCTGTTACAGAAGCTAAACTCACTGGTTTAATTACTCTGGTCACCAACTATTCGTGCGGCGAAGACTTTTCTACGGAAGAAAGCGGCGGTATGCCTCTTAGCTGGAAGCCATACTACGAACCGGGCACTAACTTTATCAAGGCGACCACTCTTCCTGAGTCTATCTCAGAAAAGATTGAGAGGGTTTACAAAATGCCTCTTGAAAAACGTCTAGTAATGGGCAAGAAGGCTAGAAAATTCGTTATCGAAAACCTTTCTGCGGAAGTAATCGGCAAACAATTAGAAGCGATCATTGACAATGCTCCAGCAGTTGAGTGGAATTTTGAAGACGACTTCGTACCTCGTAACCCAAATCACGTTCCATTAGAAACAGAAGACAATGTAGCTTGGGTAATTGATCTGTATAAGAACATTCTCAGAATGACTGTGGATGAAAATGATGATGGTCTTAAAACTTGGATCTCTCAACTTAATAAAGGCGTCACAAGAGATCAAATCTTAGCTTACTTTAAAAATGTAGCTATGAAAGAGAACCAGCAGAACAGCAAGATTGAGCTTTCTGATCTTTTAAGTAAAGACGATGTTGGCAGACGCATCTTGTTTGTTATGCCGCAAAGCGCAGGAGATGTTTTCATGAGCACTTCGTTGCTGCCTTCTATCAAAGAGCTTTATCCAGAGTATAACATTTACTTTGCAACGAAACCAGAGTTTAATGATCTTCTGAATGGCAATCCTTATATCCACAAGGTTATCCAGTTTACTCCTGCGATGGAAAACTTATTGACTATGGAAGGTCACGCTAAAGGCGACGGCTATTTCGACATTACATTTTTGCCGCATCTAGGCACGCAAAAAAACTACGACTACCAACACAACGGTATAGACAAAATTCAATTCAATCTACTTTCTAGAAATGCACTTACTTAATCGTTACGCACTATCTTGCGGCGTTTATATTGACGAGCCATTCGTCAATGAATCCTACTATCCTTTAGCTGTTGATAAATACATCGTATTCCAAACTAGCGGCAAAGGTAATTCACGTCAGTACGATTACTGGACAAAAGTATTCGCGCATATCAAAGAATACACAACTGATTACAAAATCATTCATGTTGGAATCGAGTCCGACCAGCCAGTTAATTCAGTAGATATGGATTTAAGGGGGAAAACCTCTTTACCCCAATTAGCGTACTTGATTAAGAATTCTTCGCTTTACCTTGGCATCGACAGCTTATCCGCTCACTTTGCTGGCCATTACAACAAAAAGATCGTGGCAATGTATCCTTATTGTTACGCTCAAAACTGCAAGCCGTTTTGGGGCGACCCTGAATACCAAACGCTGCTTGAAGTTGACTGGAAGACTCACGGCAAGCCATCCTTTTCGCTTACAGAAGAAAACAAGAAGATTAACACCTTCATGCCAGAGGTAGTCGCAAAAGCCGCTTTAGATCAACTTGGAGTCAAGAATGATCTTGATAAAGTAAAAACTCTGCACATTGGGGCTTTTTACCACAAACCAATGATTGAGATCGTTCCCGACTCTCTCATGGCTCCGGCGGTCATTAAAGACAAGATTTGCAACATAAGAATGGATTACCATTACTCTGAAACTAATCTTATTCGTTTAGCTTCGATTAGTTTTCTCAACATCATCACCAATAAAGAAATTCCAATCAACATTATTGAGGCAATCAAATCTAAGATTCACGGCATCACAGTTATCGCCAACGATTCAATTACGCTTGAATATCTCAAGGACGTTAAATCACTTGGAATTAAAATTGATTTAATTGCCAAAGATGATGAGAATTGGGGAATGTTGGCGGAGAAATTTTTTGATTTTGGTTTAGAGAAAGATGAAGCTTTCGATAAAAAATCCGTAAAAGCTATTGACATGATAGATGAAACGTGTTTGTTTTCCTCTGAAAAGATAATTCTTTCAGAAGAAAAAGTATTCGCCAGTAAGTTAGCTTGGAAAAATAATCAACCAAAGCTTGACAGATTGGCGAAAGTCGTAGATGACCCTGTCTTCTGGGAGGAATTAGATCACTTCCACATTATAAAAGATGAACGATTCAAACACAAAACCATTCAACAAGCCGACCAATCGTGATGAACGAGGGTTGTTAAAAAACGTAGATTATATTTTCAATCAAGATGGCTCCGTCAACTGGCGAGCTATGGTCAAGCCAGCGCATCTCTATCCAAATAGAGGCGCATTTGAGCGTTTTGGTAAACCAGTTCCAGATTCTATCGAAGGATTAGAAGATAATAAGCTTCTGATCAAGCTTTCGGGAATTAAAGAAGTCGCCAAACTTCGTGGTTATAGCAGGATTTATTATACTTTCCCTAAACTCGAAAAAGATTATGTAGTTGCTGTATGTTCCGTAGATTGGATTTCTAATTTTGAAAGCACCAATCAAATTGCTGGCGAAGATAGTTGGGAAGCTTGTTCTTACATGGATGTCGCTAACGCTACATCTGAAAATACCGACGGTTTTGGCCAAAAGTTTTTAGAAACTATCGCAGCTAATCGCGCTTTCGTCCGCGCAGTTCGTAATTATCTTGGTATTCATATCGTTGGTGAAGATGAAATCGACAAGAAAGGTTCTGGCAAAGTTATCGTTGCCAGTGAACAATCTAGCGATATTACGCCGCAAGGAGTTTTAAAGAATAAATTCAGAGACTCCGAACACAACTCTGGTGGCGACGAATTTGAAAGCTTCAAAACTTTCTTACGCAGTCTTTGGAAATCCGAAACATATCGTAACGAAGACGCTTCTAAATGGAAGACTTGGACCGATATTCCAGTTAAAGAAGCTCGCGCCTTAATTAAGTTTATCTAATATGGTCAAGAGAATCGTCAAAGCTTCTGAGCTTAAAGCCATTCTTGATGAAATGTCTTTGACCGAGCGGGTGCAAAACATCTGCAAGATTCAAAAACATTGGGGAGCAGAGTGGAATTTAGACTACCTAAAAGATAGGTTAGTTACCGCTCTGCTCAACCTCAAAGATGACGCTGTTTTCTTTGTTTATTTCAGGGATGGAAAGCCTAATTCTATTTTCGCTGGCTACGTCTCGTCCGATTGGGTGAGCGGCAGAAAAGGTGTGCAAGAAATCATTTGGGTTACTTGCGGAAAGTCTTCTTTTGACGGTATTAAGGTAATTTCTGCCGTAGAAGAATTTATTCTGCAAAAAGACCTTGACTTCTTAAACTGTTCCTACATTAGTCATGGCGGCGACCCTAGAGTCCAGATGTTTTATATGAACAATGGATTCAATGTGGATACACTCAATTTCGTTAAGAACTACAAATAGTTTCTTAAAGGATTTTGTTTAAAATTAACGTCTGTTTAACCTGTAAATTATCTTACCTATTTTGGTTTCAATATGAAAAAATTAATGAATGTAAAGAAAAGAAGCGGCGAAGTTGAAAAATTCGATGCTGACAAAATCAATAAAGTTTTAGCTTGGGCTTGCGAGGGTATTAGCAATACTTCTTTTGAGGAAGTTGGCATCAATGCAAACCTATCTTTCTTTGACGGAATATCTTCCAAAGATGTTCACAATACTTTGATCGAGTCTGCCGCTAATCTTATTTCCGAGGAAAAGCCTCAGTATCAATACGTTGCTTCTCGTTTGCAAAACTATCAGCTTCGTAAAGAAGTTTGGGGTGGCAGAAACGCGCCAAAACTTATTGATTTCGTAAAGGAAAACATTAATTCGGGCATTTATGATGCTGAGATTCTTAAGTGGTACGATGAAAGAGAGTTCCATAAGATCGACGAGTATTTAAAACATGACCGTGATTTTTCGTTCACTTATGCTGGTATTAAACAGTTGTGCGAGAAATACTTAGTTCAAAACCGCACTACGAAGAAAATCTACGAAACACCGCAATTTGCTTATATGCTTATTGCTATGACTCTGTTTAAGAATTATAGCTCAAACAGACTCCAGTACGTTAAACGTGCCTACAATTACTTTAGCCAACACAAGATCAATCTTCCTACGCCAATTATGGCGGGCGTTCGCACAACTTTGAAATCTTACGCTTCGTGCGCTTTGTTCACTGTTGACGATACATTAGATTCGATTTTCGGTAATAATACCGCCGTTGGCCTAGCTACCGCCAACCGTTACGGTATTGGCATGAATATCAGCCGTATTCGCGCCGTAAATAGCCCAGTTAAAGGCGGCATGGTCAGTCATACTGGCCCAATTCCGTTCTTGAAGATGTTTGAGTCCACCGTTAAGTCGTGCCATCAAAACGGCATCCGTGGCGGCTCTGCAACCGTTAATGTTGCGTGGTTCCATCACGACATTGAAGACATTATGGTTTTAAAGAACAACGCTGGCACAGACGATAATCGCGTTCGTAAGCTCGATTACTGCATTGGCTTTGATCGTTTGTTCTATGATCGCGCCATGTCCAATAAGACAGTTACCCTTTTCTCGTACCATGAAGCTCCTGAATTGTGGAATAACTTTGGTATGGAAGGCTTCAAAGAACTTTACGAAGCCGCCGAAAAGAACAATAAAATTAAATTTAAAAAGGTAGTTAATGCCAGAGATCTTCTTTTTTTGTTCTCTAAAGAACGCGTTGAGACTGGCCGCATTTACTTGATGAATGTTGACCATGCTAACTCTCATGGTTCTTGGACTGAACAAGTTGATACTGCTAACCTCTGCTTGGAAGTTAACCATCCTTTAACTGCAATCAAAGACGTTAATGATAAAGACGGCGAAATCGGCGTCTGCATCCTTTCTGCCGTTAATCTTCTGGAAATCTCGGAAGATGAAATGGAATCAGTATGCGATGTTATCGTTCGTATGCTTGAAGAATTGATCGACCATCAAAACTACTTTGTTCCTGCTGCCGAAAACTTTGCCAAGAAACGTCGCAGTCTTGGTGTTGGCGTAACCAATTTGGCCGCTTGGTTAGCTAAACGCGAAATGAAGTATTTTGATAAGCAAGCTCCTAATAAGGTAGCCGCGCTTATGGAATCTGTTAGTTATAATCTTATCAAAGCCTCTGTTGAAGTCGCTAAAGAAAAAGGTAAGTGCGAGAAGTTCCATCTGACCAAATTCTCTCAAGGCATCTTGCCGATTGATACTTACTGCAAGAACGTCGATGAGTTCGTGACGGAGAAACTTCATTTCGATTGGGAAGGTCTTCGTAAAGAAATCGCCCAACACGGTATGCGTCACAGTACTTTGACGGCGATTATGCCTGTTGAATCTAGCTCCGTAATTCAGTCTTCAACAAATGGTATTGAGCCTCCTCGTTCTCTTATTTCGTTCAAGCGTTCTAAGTCTGGAGTTATTTCGGTTGTCGTGCCAAATATTAAAGAGCATAAACAGCACTACACAATCGCTTCTGAAATGCCAAGCAATGACGGTTATCTTAAAGTCGCCGCCGCAATTCAAAAGTTCGTTGATATGAGTATGTCAACTAACCTGTATTATAATACAGCAGCTTATCCAAACAAAGTTCCGCCACAAACAGAACTTGTTCGTGATATTCTCCTCGCTTACAAATACGGCATCAAAAATCTTTATTACACAAACACATTCGATGGTGACACACAAACTGTGCTTGGTTCAGCCACCGAAGTTAAAAAAGTAGAGCCAGAAACACAACCAGAAGAAGTAGATAACTGCTCCAGTGGAGCTTGCACCCTATAAAAAAATGAAAACAGTATTAAACACCGTAAACACAGATTCTCTTAAACAGCCGATCTTCCTTGGCGAAGATTTAGCTATTCAGCGTTATGACCGCTTGAAGTATCCAAAGTTCTATGATCTATATGATCAACAGATGAACTTCTTCTGGCGTCCACAAGAAATCAATCTGACTAAAGATTCTGCTGACTATAAGAATTTGTCTCCAGAAGAACGCTTTGTCTTCGATAGCAACCTCCGTTTTCAAACGATGACGGACTCTATGCTTTCTCGCAGCATCAATTCTCTCGCTGATTATGTCAGCAATCCAGAACTTGAAATCTGCATGAATGTATGGTCTTTCTTTGAAACTGTTCACAGCAACAGCTATACTTATATTCTTCAAAACGTTCATCCAGACGCGACCAAGTTCTTTGACTCTATCTTAGAAGATAAGGAGATTGTTAAGCGCGCAGAAGCTATTTCTAGCCGCTACGACGCTCTCTTGAATACCAAGAGCGAAGACCCAAAGCAACAGATTTTTGACGCTCTGTTGGCTACTCAAATCACCGAAGGTCTTACTTTCTATGTTTCGTTTGCTTGCTCGTTTTATTTCGGTTATCGGGGCAAGATGGAAGGGAACGCTAAGATCATCAACTTGATCTCTAGAGATGAAAATCTCCACGTCGCTATTACTCAAAATATCTTTAAGATTCTCCGTGATAACCCGAAAGAAGGCTTTCAAGAAATCGTAAAGAAGAATGAAGATCGCGTTTACGAAGCATATCGTATGGCAGTAGATGCTGAAAAAGAATGGGCCGACTATCTTTTCTCTCGCGGGAACTTGATTGGACTCACATCTGATTCGCTCAAGAACTATGTTGAATGGCTCGCTGACAGCCGCTTAACTTCTATGGGTTACAAGAAAATCTACAACGTTAAAAGCAATCCTCTTTCTGGATGGCTGGATAGCTTCTACGACAGCAAGAAGATTCAAGTAGCTCCACAAGAAACAGAAATCTCGTCCTACGTTAAAGGCGTAGATAACAAGATGGACGAATCTGTGTTCCAGATGAATCTTTAATCTAAGTAGAGGTTATCACCTCTTGAGTCGATCCATTCATCTCCTATTCTCATAATCTCGGTTCTTTCACCGGGTTTGAGAATAGTTATTGTTTCGCCACCAGCGGAACCAGCAGCAGAGGATGTTTTTATATAAATATCCTCTTTTCCGTTGTTCATCATGTTGTATGACGAACCTTCTTCTAAATCTTCTGGAAGTGTTACAGTAGATTTAGTTTGTGCTTTCATATTCAAAAGCGAACTGGTTTCTGTCTCTGTCAAAGCTACAACTTCCTCAACTCTCTTGACTGTTCCAGCTGTAGTTCCGCTGTAAGTTTCGCCAGAATATTTAAATTCTGTACCGATAACGTATTGAGTTGGCGCTCCTAAAGTAGTCCAGTTAACGTTCACTCCAAAGGTAACGATTTTAAATTTCAAACCTTTATTACTAGCTTGAGCCATTTGATTTACTAATATCACGTCGTTTTGATCAGCCCCTCCATTTAGAGGTAGTTCGATAGGCTTTGCGACTGGAGCCTTATCGGCTTTATCTTCTAGATAGCCGCTAACAACAGGAGACATAGCTCCTTTGCCAAAATCGTCGTAAGGTTGGAATTTAAAATAATACCATTTCTTTCTTTCGATAGTTGAACTAGAAAGTCTTATAGTATTTGAATAAGCTCTTGTTTCATTAAGACCTTGTTCTTTGTGAAGATTCGTGAAATCAGTTGTGTCTGGCGTAAAACCAACAGTATCTCCACTATATATATCTACTTTATATACGTCTTTATTTGACGTTGGAGAATAGCAGTTAAATACTAGCTCATTATATGAAACAGCTTCTGGAAATACTGTAATATGTAATCCAGAGAATCCTACTTTGTTATTTGGTACTTGATTTAAGTCAGCGTCACCAAATGTTCCATCGTTTAATTTAAATAATTCGCGGCCTTCGTTAAGTCCGTATTGGCTGTAATGTTCTTGACCCCAAACTTCTTTTGATTTGTTTGTTTGCAAGATATTATTATCGTAGTATTTAACTAAATCTTCATAATAATTGACGTAAGCAGTATAATCTGGATCAGATCCTCTATAATTAATTGTGATTCCGTTGCCAACTGGTTTTGCGTAAACATTTCTAACAGAACCTTCTGCAACTCCGTTAAATCCGTCAGCTGATTTAAACGCTTCTACAATATTTTCATATGCAATTTCTCCTGTTTCGCTTCTAATTAATAGAGAATCAGATCCTTTGATTCCAGAACCAGTGATCACGTTATCGTAGCCGCTATTCCATACAGCTAATTTGACTCCATCTGCGTTGCCGAAGAAACCAGACAAGACATAGTAAGGAGAATCTTGGAAAGAATCAATAACATCAATCTTGCTATATTCTGGCAATACGTTAAAAGAATTAAATCTTCCGTAGCTATCTAGACCGTTAACGCCTTCAACTGTTACTCTTAATGAAAGATTTCTTGTTGGAACAACATTCTTGTAGTTAACTGTTTCTCTGCTTATCAATCTCTTGTTTGTATCTTGGTCGATTCTATAAGATAGTCCTTGATAATTTTCTACACTGTCTAATACGTTGCCGCCTTGATCTAAAACTTCAACTTTAACTTTTGGCGGGAACGATATAAAAGGATTGTTACGCATTTTTTCCACAGTGGAGATTACTCCGCCCGTCGGATCAATGTACTTCCATCTGAATGTTACGTCAGAAGATGTAAAGTTACCTTGTCCATATCCAACTAGTTCTTCTGGTTCAGCTGGATCGTCTTCTCTTGGATACCAAATAACATTATAGTCCAAACTCTTTATATCAGCAGTATCTACTTTCATTCCAGTTACAAGTAGTCTATCTACTGTATGGCTTCCATTATTATTAACTACTAAAGTAGGCGTAGGAAGAACGTGGAATGTTTTTGAAGCCGCAGAATTAGATAAGAATTTATATGGCGCTTTTCCTTGCGCGTAAACATCAATGTCGTATTGACCGTAAATATCATTAATAGGAATACCTGTACTTAAAGCTGTTTTTGGAACAAAGAAAAACTCAGTTAAAGCCGAATCGTGTTCAGTTGAGTAATCTGGTCTGCTAACATATATCTTATACCCAGTAAAATCAGCAAGATCAGTTGTTGTAGCAGTCCAAGACAATGAAATACCTGTTCCTCCGTGAACGCCATTATAAAGTAAGTTAGTTGGCGCTTCTGGTTTTAAAACAATATCATAAGGTGATTTTACATAGATAGTAGATGAAGTATCATCAATCTCTCTTTCTACATAGTCTTCTTTATTTGGATGGTATTCTAATCCAACAATGCCATAAAGATTAGCTTCCTCTTCTTTTGTAGCGATTGTCTTATAGAATTTAGGCTCAACACCAGAGCCGCTCAAGACATAAAGACTACCAGGTTCTAATGAACTTAAATTTTGCGGGCTTGTGCTTAAATCTAAGTTGTAGAATCCAATTGGATAACCAGTTCCATAAATTAATCCACTGTAACCTATTCCATCAATTTCGGCCAAGTTTCGTAAATCAGTTTGACCTAATGGACCGGGTCCTTCGTACATTTCAATTCCGATAGAATTAAACGCATCTACAACATGAGCTGTGGTTAAAGCTTCTGAAACTGCAACTTTAGTTCCGCCAAAAAAGTCTTTCGGGAAACCAACTGTAGAATATCCTAAGTTACTTCCTAGCGACCATTTCGAGAATGTTGGACTATCTGGTCTATAATCAAAGCCTTGCCATGTACTAGATACGTGATCAACTTTAGCGTAGTATGGCTTTGAATCTACTTGAACATAAGCTCCTCTTTTATAAGTAGTGCCAGTTTTCCAAGATTGAAAACTAGATTGCTGTTGATTGCCTACGTCAGCTTGAATAATTGTGTAGTAAGGCTGAAGCTTACTCATTGCGAGTAAATCTCTGTATATAAATTTAACGCTTCCAATATCGTTTAAGGTCTTGGATGCTCTTTCTAAGATTCTGGTTCCTCCTTTGATCAATGCCGCACAATATCCAAACGCAGAAGAAGAACCGTTATGCGATCTTCCAATTTTGAACACTTCTGTTGCTGCGTAAGTATTCCAAGTTGAGCTTGGAGTAAATGAATTGCTTATCTGAGAACCATTAGAAAATACAATAACAACGTCACCATTTGAAGCGCCTGTAAATACAGCATTTGACCATAAATCATTCAACGAAGAAATCGCTGATCCCGTAATTAAAGCTCCAGCAGAACTTAATCTTACTGCTCTAATTTCTGAAGTGGCAGTAGCTACTGAAGAATTATTGACTGTAACTGCACTCGCTGTACCAATTCCATAAGAAACAACTCCAGTCCAAGTTGCTACTGAGCCAACAACTTGACCATATGCCGCACCTCCAACCATATCTAGATCAATCTCTAAGTCAGAAAATACACCAGATATATTGCTAAAGGTTAAAGAATCCCATCTTGGATTTCCAGAAGCGACTGTATTAGCTGGAAATTGATAAGGAATTCCGCTTAAAAGTGTTTCGCCAGTTGTTGTCGCCCCCGATATTCTTCCTTCAACTGTGTGAACATCAACAATTGCAGACTTCAATAAAAATTCTCCTGTAACGGTAATTACAGAACCATATCCAGCATTATTATAACCAGATATGTTGAGTTTTTTTACTTGAGTTTGGCGTCTCGCTCTAATTTGCTCAAGTGTTCCTGTGAAGCCTCCATCTGCGCCTGTTAAAGCATTTAAGTCTGAAACAGCATAATTTCCAGACGGAATGTGAACATAGATTCCAGAATCTAAACCGTCTTTAAACTCGCCATCAACTTTGATTGTTGAAGCGTTAGCATCGACTTCCAAGATGCGTCCGAATGTTCTTGCGACGTTTCTAATCTCGTCGCTTACGGTGAACAAGTCGCCGGGTTGAAGATAAGCCGCTTCCAAGCCTCCAACGAAGCTAACCGTATCAACCTCAAATATAGAGGTGCTAATGACGTATCTGCCAATTCTCTTTGCTTCTGATCTAGAAGTGCAACCAGCAGCGTTAATTTTAAATGGATTTAAACCATATTTTCTGATACCATCGGTATCTTCAATGTATTCGATTTTTGTTTTATAAGAATCGTATCTATCGTTATACGTCACTTCAACGGAAGTGTAACGCATATTTCTAGCTGTTTCTGTATAATTGAACACTCCGTCCTTAACAGACGAGTTGCTGAAATTCATTAACTGTTCTTTTGGTCTATCAACAAAGAATGAGAATCCTTCTGTGTTCCAAAATACAATCCCTTTAAAGATTGCGGCGATATCTTTTAGAATATTATAAGCTTGATCTTTGTTGTAGAAGATGATGTTACAAGTGTATCTTGGTTCTAATCCACCTTGACCGTCTGGCACGCCTTTAAACCTTCCGTCGTCATCAACAGCATCGCAATAACGCCCAATATCATAAAGGTTCCATTTATCAACAGAAGATGAATCAATGTAATTACCTAAACCATAATTCGGATCAGTAATGATGTCATATAAAACCCAAGCAGGATTATCTGTCCAACCAATCTTAAATGTTCCGTCCCAATTACCATAGTAAATTTTATTGCTATCGTAGAAATTAGAATCACAGAACTGACTCAGTTTAGAGTCAGAATCGTGAATCATACAGAACTTTCCGCCGCCAGTATCTTCCGACAGCTCTCTCAAAGTTCTTGTGCCAGCGAAATCCGAATCGCTATGAAGATAATAGAAATTAATGCAGTTCTCTCTAGCGTGAGACAACAATGTATCATATGTTTCTGGAGACATTACTTCTGGAACTGTACCAGAAAAATATACCACTTTTCTTACAGTATTAGTCCAAAGACGCTTAGTTACATTAGATTCAGAGGCTTTGCCAACTTGATCGCTAATGCTAAACTGACTCTTTCTCAAAAAGAAATTTGCGATAATAGTTTCCGCAATATTCTCTGCGGACACTGATATTGGAGATGAGCTTAACGCATCAAATAACTTTTTGTACAAATTGGTTTGATTTGCTCCAACAGAATCTGGAGTCTCTACTTCTGTGAATGTTTCGTCTCCAAGATAAGCGCCAAAATAAGATACTGTATCTCCTGTTGACTCATTAATTTTATAAGACCCACTAGCTTTTGTTTCCCAAATCGAGAATCTTACATACTTATATCCAGAAATGATTTTCGCAATCATATCCTTTAAGTTTCTCTTTAAAAGAGAGCGAGTAGCAAAATCCATGTTCTGATCGACCATGAATACAACATCCAAGTCGTTAGGGTTTCCATCGTAATCTGGATTAGCGTAAACATAACGGCGATCTAATCCATTTCCACCTAAAGGATAATAATTAGAAGGAATCTTAACTTTCTTCATCTTTACGTCATATTCTCTTTTTGGAGGACTAGAGAATGTTCTTGAGTCAAACTTCAGCCCAGCGTGCGCCGTCATTGGATACGAAAAACTTCTATCAACAATTTCGATTACAGACTCTACGCTAAGATCTCTTTTAACTAATGGAGAAATAGTTTCTGGCGTAATTTTCTCAATAGTCAAGTATCTATCTCTGCCATTGAATGAATCAGGCAATATAATCTCTTCATTATCAGCAGCTATAGATACTGATACTGGATCAACTGGTCCATTTTCTCCGCCTTCACTATTAGGATCGTTTGGGTCGTATGACATAAATTATTATATTTTATTATGCTGTTATTGCAAATGTTCTAATGTTGTTTGTCGCATTTTGCCCAGAAGCCGTTAAAACTACCATAGAATTATCTGGTGAAGTCGCGTTTACATATATAGAATGAAGTCCAACAGCTAACTTTGATGTAATTTCAGCTGGAATAGTAAAACTGAATACTCCAGTAGTTGAATTTATTTGAATTGCTGTCGCCTCTACTTGATAAGCTGGATAAGTTGAAGTTGTTCTAGCTACATCTATTTGAGCAATTACTTTTATAGCTGGCATTACTGTATTGTTTGTTCCATCAGATAACAAATAGGTTGCCGTTCCGCTAATTGTAATAGCTGCTCCTTTTGCGTAGGTTACACTAGCTAATTCATTAAACGTTTTAGCTGTTCCAGCTCCAGTTCCTACTGAACCAGCAGTATAGTTTAATCTATTAACTGCTTTTGGGACATAGTCGATCATCTTTCTTTTCGTCAAGAAATTAATCAAAGACAAAACGCTAGAGTAGTTTCTAGGTTTAATCTTTAACGCTTTATCTTCTTGAGCTGTTCTTATGATAGGCATTGGTTATAATTTTAATCGTAATTGATTATTTCTACAGCATTATTTGTCGCTTTTGTTTCTGTAGCTGGATTGCTTCCTGCGTTTACTGATACTGTCGCTCCGTTGTTTCTGTTTACTAATGGATTAGAAGAGCTTGCCGCAACAGTAGATGTTGTTGGCGCTTGCGTATAACTTGTGCTTCCATTTCCAATCATATAAGCCCAAGGACTCTGAACTAATCCTGAAATCGGGATTCGTTTTGAAGAGTAATTAGGGCTTCCTTCTACGCCCCATTTAAATATTAAATCTAAACTTGATGCTTTATTCATACCCATTTCTCCAGCATCCCCCTTTCCTCTTCCTTCTGAAACAGTATCCATTAAAGACTCCACAACTAAACTTACTTTTAGTTTTTTAACGTCTCTGTTTTTAATTTTATGAATAAATAAATAAGGATCTTGCGCTTTATCTGGCCACCCTTCCGAATTAATAGCCCATAGGGTGAAATTTCTTGATTCAACTCCAGCTCTTGGGGTTAATGGTCTTATATCTTGTTGCGTTGTTATTGGTCCAAGCAGTTTAAAATTAACTGGTTTTGCAATATGAACATTTTTAAAATTAACTAACGGCTTTTGATTTTCGGTTCCAAAATTAATCTCCATCATAACGTTTCTATAATTGTATTCGCCTTTATAGTTCATTACTGCATTTCCATTAAGATATATTCCTTTTAACATGTCTAAACCGTAAACCTTTTTACCGTATTGATCTACTAGTCCATAAATTGGCCCTTCGCAAATCAAATCGACGCATTCATATATAGATATTGATTTCTTTAAATTTTGTCCATTAGGAGGCGGGACAAGAGCAGGTATAGGAGCACTACTTCCTCCAGCTCCTTTTATAAATCTTAATGGGTTTAATATTTTCATCTTATTTATCTTTTCTTATGGGCGGATCGTTATAAGATAACGTTGGATCTATTGCTCCTCTTGCAGATGTATTTGCAAGTGTTTCGTTAAATGTTATAGAAATTTTTACTGGCGCTGATTTTAATTCTAAAGCTCCTATTTTTGCAGAGCATTGCCATTGAGAGTTATATACAGAAAGTCCTGATTTTGAGGCTTGTGGTCTTTGAGATACAAATCTAACCAACCGATTAGAAGTAGCGGAAGTTTGTTGCGCGTAACTTAATAAATCTTCAAAAACAAAACCGCCGCTACCAGTTACTGATGTTGCTGTTTTAAAGAACACTGTTCCAACTGAAGAAGATGAAGCACCAATAGCTGTCCAGTTTGTTGTACCAGAAGTAATAATCTTATATTTTCTTCCAAACTTCATAGCTGACGCTGCAATCGGCAATACTTTGCTTCTAAACTTCGCTGATTTAGAAACGTTTAAATCATTTAAAACTGAATAAAATAATTTATCTTTTGCAATCAATGCGTAAGAAGAATAAGAGCCGCCATCTAATTTTGATTTGCTGTACAAACTAATACCATCGGAACCAATGCCATCTTGAAACCTTGCATATAAACGATGATAGCCAAGAGTAAGGGTAACTTCTTGAGTTGTTGAACTTAAATCATTTATTGCTGGAGGCGGAACTAACTGCATACCAAATCCGTGATTTCCGTAAAAAGAACTTGCGAGTTGGCCATCAAGATAAAGATCAGCAGCGTCATCTGAGTCTATTTTAAATGAATATTTATTGACTGGATATATCTTTCCATTTCCCAAAGAAGATGGCAGAGAAGCATTTTTGGTGAACGTCATGCCTAGTTCCGGTATTATTGGAGCGCCTCCAACTCCAGTTAATCCTAATTCAGCCCATTGTCCAGTATCGCCTATCTTTACAATTTCGTAAGTAACTCCTTCTTGCGCGTCATAAGAGTTAATGACTTTAGTTTTGTCCATTTCCACATACAAGTATCCATAAAACTCCATCGCATAATTATCTAAAGAGTTTCTATCAAGAGTTGATCTTGTTATTGTTCTTAGGTTAGTCATGTTCAGCTCTTGATCATAAACTCCCTGAACAGTATATGCTGGGAAATTATCAATTAGCGAATCAAAATCTGTTTTATTTTCTGGAGATGTTGATGGCCCAGCAACAACAGACCAAGCAGAAGCCCAATCGCCACCTAAAGCGCCCAATTCTGGAATAACTCCAGCATTAGCTTTTAATGCTTTATATGTTGACTGGAAAGCTGGAGCAGTTATCTCTGCCCAAAAAGAAGTATTGACTGCGTTATTTACTATAGGAAATGGCTGCGATTCTCTTATCGCATTTGCTGTTGAAGCAGTAGTGTATGTTTCCGTTGATGTTGCTCCTGAGATTACAAACTTAAATGTATTTGTAGCTACTTCTGTAATTGTTCTTGTTCCGTTTGCATAAACAGTTCCCGTTAAACCATCAACGACTACAACGTTGCCAACACTTAACCCATGAGAAGAGCTTGTTACCGTTACTGTATCTAAATTTCTTGTCGCAGCAGTAATTGGTTTTGGAGAATATCCTGATTCAGTAGCTACAAAATAACGCGTCACTACAGCTGTAGCGTTATTAGCTGCTGCATATGAGCCGTCTCCAGTTCCACTAGCTAAAACATAAGTAAAAGTGTTTGATGCTGGAGTAGATGTTATTGTTTTCGATCCATTTACATTTGGGCTTCCAGTTATTCCTGTTACCTCCACAATGTTTCCAGCCGCATATCCGTGATTTGTTTTCGTTGTTACCGTAACAGTCAAACTTGATATAGTCGCTCCAGAAATATAATTTGTGTGAAGGTATTTCGTAACTTCTTTCTTTACGAATTTGTACGATGAATCAAATGTTGGGAAGTTTAAATTAGCAAATTCTGTTGGACCCCATTTTATCAAAGTGTTAAGTGGGTATGTAACAAAGTAATTTGCGGAAGTATTGATTGCGTTTGTTGCCTTTGTCTTTAACTGAAATGGAATTGGATCATACGATCTATACGCCAAACCATTTTGAAACGCAAACGCTGTTTCTATTGCGATTGCGCCTTTCTTTGTCGCGGACAATTCTTTCCAATCATAAACAATATCAGGATTGTAAGTAGATATATCAGGATTAGATACAACTTCTCCATTTGTTTTAACAATAACTTCAACTGGATCAGTAGCAACTTTTGCAGCTGAACTTGTAATAACATTAATATAGGAGTTTAATATATTAATGCTTGAGAATGTTTCGCTTTCAGAGTCGTTTGCTGATTGGTTGGTAGAGAATCCATCGGCATTTAAATTATAAGGAGATGGAGCTTCATCTTCTGAAACCAATTCAGTATAATCATTGATCGCCTTATCAGCAGGAGTCATCAACTGTTTAATGTCTGTGGCTAATGGATAATGGTTGGTTGCCGCACTAATTTGCGATGATCCCACTAACAATCTTCCATATCCAACAGGAACAGCTTGTCCTTGAGATACGTTGCTAGGTTTGTTGCCAAAAAGATAAGATTTGCCGCCAGCAGCTACTTCCTGATTAAAGTCTGGTTTAGGCTGCGGAAACAACAAAGTCATAACTCCTTGAATAGCCAATCCAGCTCCTATTGCCGCCACAGCGCCGCTCAACCCAGCTAAAGAACCAGCCGCTGTAGTTGCTACCGCTCCAGCAACACCCGCTGTGGTTCCTGCTGAAAAAATACCCAAACCAGCAAAACCAAGTCCTCCAGTCATTGCGATTAAAGCTACGCCAGCAGCCAACATCAATATGCCTCCTGAATTGCTTCCAGCGCCCCAAACAACAGGAACGATGTGCATTTCTTTTGGAGCCTTTTCAATATAAAGCTCTTTAGGATTACTTAATACTTCATCATCTATAACTATTCTGTATAAAACTCCTTTGATAGCTAATTTTTTAACAGTATTAGCAAAGTTTTTTTTATTAGCGTTGATAGCTGAAAATACTTCTTTTGGAGAACTAATGTTTAAATTAAAACATTCTCCAAATAAGTTACGCAACTCTCCATGTAAATATACGTTAGTCATAGTATTTTTTGAGCATTTCTATATACTCTTTATTTACATGAGGAACCTTGGGAACGATAAGATTAAATTTTTCTGTTTGTTTGCTGTAAATCAAGTAAGGAATACATGAATTTTCGCAGTTGAATCTATCAAATTTAGATTCATCTTCTTCTGTCTTTGGATGAGTATGATAAATAGCAGCAAGCTTTCCGCTTTTGATTTGCTTGATAACTTCTAAAGGATGAATCTCAAATACGTCGTTTTCGTAAACAGCGATATTTTTTGCTGGTTCAGTTTTGATTTCGCCGTTTTCAATATAGACGAATCCACAAACCTCAACACTAGATGTAGCTGCGTGATCAATAATAGATTTCATGGTTATTGTTGAGACATTCCGTATTCTTCTGTACCGGGGAATCCGCCAAAAGGAAGTCCATCTTGATTTCCAAATCTCAATTTGCAGCCTTTAATACTCTTGGAGCATTGGTCGGGAATCCAATATTCTTTATTGAAGTATGGATCTTTTGTACTGCTAGATGTATGGTTTTTAGCGCAAACAAATACTTTATGAATCGGCTCCCAATTTGGAATTGCGTTAATATCAGATTTAGTTACTTTGATATTGTGATTTTCTCTATAAACATAATCGCCAACTTTGTAATTATAGTTAGAAATCCATTTGTCCCTGTTGACTAATAAACCAAAAGTTGATTCATTAATGCCTACATATCTAGAGATTGCGGAGTCTGTTCCAAATCTTTGAGCGCTTGTTAATGTTGAAGCCTCATCCGCATCGTAGTAGTACCTAGAAACAGGAACAGCTGCCCATGATGTAACCGCTGGCGGTTTATAGTAAATAGTTAAAGCTCCACCATCTCCTTGATTATACCATCTAATTAAAACTCTATGATAACCTTCTTTTAAGAAAATAGTTCCTTCTTCTTGTGGAGCGGTTGTATTTTGTGGACCACTACCATAATCTCCAGCAATTACGTCGCCATCAATAAATAATTCAGCAGCATCATCAGGATCAACTCCAAGAGAGTAGCTTCCAGCTTGCCCTTTATCTACTTTGAAGTAACCGAGAAATTCAGTAAATACATAAGTATCGTTTGTCACTGTAACAGAACTAACGGCAGATTCAGAAGAGAATGTCGCTTGAGCAATTTTGGTAGTAAACTCAGAAGAATTTGCTGGAGAATCTGGACTACCAGTAGTTGTGTAAACTCTTTTTAAAAGACCTGCTCTAAAATCAGTTGCAACAGAAAGTCTTAAATCGTTCTCGTCCGCAACAGGCGCGCCCATATAACGGCATCCGTTACCTCTATAATGAAAAGAACAATAACGAGACATTACAATTCTTTTTGGGAAATTTACTCCATCAAGTTCAAGCGGCGAAGCTAACTCAAATTCTACAACAGCTTTATTTTCACTAGAGCGTCTTAGAATAAAGAAAACTTGATCTTCTAAGCCCGCTTTTGGATCGGCGCTTCCATAAGGATTAGCTCCAAGTGGTTTAGCCGCTGTTGGCGAAAAGTTTTTATCGTCAAGAAATTTAACAAATGTGCGCTTTCTTACCACTTTTGCGCCAACTAAGTTGTTATATCTTCTGATTAAGTTAGATACGAAGAAGTCTTGATTAGAAACTGCTAATTTTGGTCTAGGAAGTGTTCCGTCGCCTTTACTCTCAAACCCAGAACTTTGAATTGGAAATGGCGCATACTCTTCACCTTGCCAATAAACCGAACCTTCTATTCCATTAGTGCCGCCATGAATGTAAAGTTTCTCATCAGGAAAGTTAACGTAATCATAGTAAATGACAAAAAACTCTAGCAGCGCGGATGGTTCCAGCGAGAATAGAGCAGTATTGACTAAATGGTTAGATTCCCTTGACATTTCCTTTTACCTTTAGATTATATTACACCCATGAGTCAGAAAAACCATATAAAAATAGACTCTTTCAAAATAACTAGAATGTATTTAAACGACATTCCAGAAGTTCTAAAACTCGCCATATCAGCGCAATCCAAATTCGGAGTTACTTCAACAGTAGCTCCTTCTTTGTTTTTTAGGGAAATCGGCGCGATACTTCAAAAAAACGCCATCACTTCATTTGTTTTCAGAGACATGAAAGATAGAATTTTTGCCGCTTTCGTTATCTCTCCAATTACAACAGCATCGGCTGAGATTGCTCACGTTTTCGTTGACAGTCGAGTTATCCAAACTACAGAGATGCAGCAAGCGTTTAAAGACAAACTTGAAGAACTCAAATACAAAGAGATCGCCGCAAATGTAATGAAAAGCCGTAAAAGATACAGTATCTACGTTAAATTTTTAAATACTTACGGTTTCAATGAAATAGCAAATGACAATGATGCTTATTTAAAACTTATTTATAGAAAAAGTTAAAGTTAATGTAATAATCATAATGATTATGAACAAAATTAAATTATTCATCGTTTCGTTAACTCTAGCTCTTTTGGCTACCAATGCTCAGGCTGGTATCCCATTTTATCTTGAGTCCAAGAATAACACCTCCGCTACTAACTGGAATACCCAAACATATTCCCATGAAGCTCGCGTTGGCGTAGCTTATCCTTGGGTTTATGCCGAAGTTGGCAAAGGTCGCCAATACGTCAACTCCTTTAACAAGGGCGAAAACATGGACACCTTTGAAGTTGGTACGAAGATCACCGTCAAAAAGGTTGATGTTAAGCTCAAGTTTGAAGGAAGCAACGGCAAGCGTTTAAATTCTAAATTGCCGTCAAAATTCCTTGACACAGGCGGCGAAGTCCGCATTAGATATAACTTCTAATGAAGTTTGATCGTCTCGTAAACCTAGCAAAAAACCTAATTATCTATGACGACACTGGAATCCGGTGTCGTCATTTTGCTTTTATACTGCACAAGAATCGTGTCGTTTCCATCGGAAGAAACTCAAATAAGTCTCATCCGATAAACAGAAAGTACGGTTACTTTGAAGGAAGCGGCATCCATGCCGAAGCGTGCGCCGTCATTAAATCTGGCAAGGTTGATCACTCAAAAAATACTTTAGTTACATTTCGTATTGACAGAAACGAAAAAATAGCTATGGGTAAACCTTGCAAACACTGCCAAAAGCTTTTGGGCGATGTAATTTTCAAAGAAATTTACTACTCAAATGAACAAGGCGAATTCACAAAATTTAATGAAAATCTTAATCATCGAAAGCACAAGCAAGAGAAAGCCGCTGTCAAATGAGTTTGACGATACATCAATCGTTCATTGCCGTAACAGCTTGATTCTGGCCGAGGCACTCGGCGCAGACTTATTGGATGGCGAATACAAACTGCCACAAATCTTAGCCAACCAGTATGACGTAATCATTTGCGCGTATGCGTCGCCGTATATGCCTCATGTTCCTTACCGCGAGATTCTAACAAAGAATCCAAACGCGAGGTATGTTTGGCTAGTTAACGACCATGACATTGAAGACAATCAGCTTCTTCGTTACGGCGTAATCAATCATGGATTAAAGTATGACATGATCTGCAATAATCCTCGTAGCGGTTATCGCCACTGGATTCTCAACAAGAACATCGCGGGCAAAAAGCTGAATGACTTTATCATTGAGTGGCTCACTGTCAATCTCAACTCCTTGATTATGGATACGCGCAATCCTACGAATCCTGCCGACAAGGACGGCATCATTTATTACGGCACTTATCGCAAGCACCGCCAAGTTTCTTTCGAGAAGTTCTTAACAGAAGGCGTTTCTCTTTCTTGCTCGCCAAAAAACGTCAAGAAATTCCAAGCGATCAACTGCAAATGCACTTACGTTGAAAAGTTATCTTGGAAGAAGAACGAAGAGGATTTACGCAAATATAAATACTCGATCTACATTGAAGATTTGCACACTCATTCAAACTACGCTTTCTTGGCGAATCGTTTCTATGAGTCTTTAATGAATGATGTTGTTATGTTGTTCGACGCTGGATGCGAAAATACTATTAAAAACTGCGGCTATAACTTATCTCCTAATATCATTATTGATGAAAAAAGATTGTCAAAAGGCTTGACAAATTATGTTTCATCATTGAACTACGAGGAAGAACTTAAACATCAACGGCAGTTTGTCCAACAAGCTTTCCTTGAAAAAACCACAGCCATTCAAAACATTAAAGATTTCTTAACATGAAATACGAAGTTACATTCGCCCTCACAGAAAAGTCGCGCAAGCATCTTAACCTTCAAGAACTTACGCTTTATAAAGCCTCGATTATTTCCACAAATGATCTCGATGATACAAAACTAATGCTTCTTATCACCTTGTCCGAAGAAGGTCTTCCAATCGAAACCCCAAGAAGATTTGAAATGGAAGTTAAGAATATTGGATTCGGCCTTGAGAAATTAAGAATTCTCGGCTGGCTCGCAACAACCGATTATGTTTGCGACTGTATGATTACCCTTCACTCTTTTCAACAGCCTGAAACCGGATGGAAAAGCTAATGAGTAAATACCTCGTTAAAAAAACCCACACTCTTCATTGTTTTAATTACGGCGAAAATATTCAAACTGTTCTTCCTGTATTTTCAGGAGACATTCTTAATGTTTTCTCTAAGTCTAAAGACTTATTCGATCAAGGAGTAGAGTATTGGGACTTTACAAAAAATTGGAGCGCAAAGATCGACGCTGAAACACTATCTGCTTTGGAGGAAATACAATGATGACTTACGAAGAACAAGAAACAATTTTGTTTACAGAATTTTCTAAAGTAAAAAAAGATTTTGAATCTGTTTTAAAAAAGAAAATTACTCGTAAAAACTTTAAAGAAGCTATTGTTGATTTAACTAAAATCGCAGTCAACACTCAATTTGATTCAGAGATTGATGCGGACATTAGAGAAAGACTATCTGTATTTTTCGCTGTTTGCCAGCCTTATCTTGGTGAGGTTATTTGGTCCAAGATAAAAGAAAAAACTCTTAAGATCAGTATTGATTACGGTGATGACGCAATGGTTAGCTGGAATATTCCAGTAGAAACATTTTTTATAAATCAAAAACAATTTGAACTATCTCTTGGAATGTTAATCAGCAGCTTTAAGGATTGCTTCCTTGGTCTTTTCCTGTGCCCAGAATTGCGCGAAGCAGTTATGCAGGGCGACGAACTAGCGGTTAAAGCTCTTTACTCCTCCTTCTCCAGACCATCTATGGAATCAACAGTTATTAATCTCAAGCTGTTTAAAGAATGTTTCCCTGATTTCTATGAGCATATCACTACCAAGTTAGATATTATGAAGGTAGAAGATATGAACGAGTTTATCAAAAATAAAAATAAAGAGTCCAAAGCCCCAGCAAAAAAGCGTAAAAAGAAGTAATGCCATACTTAAACGCCAACATTCCTGTTTTTCATGCTTATTTAAGCAGTGATTTTCTTTATAATCATACTAAAGCTGAAAAAGAGTATATTTCGTGTGAAGTTTTCGGAGTTACCTCATTAACTCGCCGCTGCCTTACATTTCAAGTAATGACGGAGTATGGCTCTAGACATGATAGAGTTCCTATTCAATATCTGACACTAGAACCTAAACACTCTAACTATCCTTTAGATTGGCTGCAACTTTGGGATTGTTACTCAAATGTCTTGTCTGTAACAAGATATGAGTATCATAAGAACGCCGCTGTTGAAGTTCAGCTCAAGAATCACGAATGGGTTAAGGGCAAATACTTATTCACAATAGACTGGCATGACAATCCTGATTGCGCTCTAGGTTATTCTGAAATGGCTGGAGGACACAAATGCGGCCATCTTATTTGGGGTCTTCAAGACTCAACAGGTAAAGAATGTAATCAATTATTCTTTCAGCCAAATAATAGAGTTGTTTGGAGAGATGGTGGCGCTTTTATCGCTAAAAAATTAGAGAAACCAGATTGGAAAGTCTTTGATAAAGAGTTCACTTGCGAAGGTAAAGGCAAGTGGGTCGCTTTAGATAACGACGATTACTTCTATCAATTCAAAGAATCTGATAAAAAAGTGTAATGGTATGATAAGTGAAGAAGGCATTTTTTCTAATTTTATTTATTTTTATTTCCAGCTTGCGTGGAAGCGAGATGGTTCATGCCTTCAAGTCTCCGTTTTTCAATGGAGTTAACTATTCTGGACACGCTCTTACAGTAGAGAATTTAGCTCGTACCCGCAAGCAAGCCGTTAAAGATAACTTAAAGGCTGATCTTGAACAGAAGAAGATTCAAGAGACAAACACTCCGCTCAATACTTTCATAAATAACTTACAAGCAAGAATTTATTCTCAGCTTGCTTCTCAAGTTACAGATCAGATTTTTAATTCAAACGGCGAAACGTTTGGGATTATCAACTTACAAGGTGGCGCAACCGTTACTTGGCAAAAGAACGGCGACTTAGTAACGCTTTATATCAATGACCCAGCAACAGGCAGTTCGACACAGATTCAGCTTCCTGTTGGAGTCCTCAAACCAGGAGGTGGTTAAGAATGAAATGGGTAATGCCATTTTTAATTCTTTTCTTGGCTGGTTGCTCATCTTTCCCGCAAAAACCCGCCATATTAGAAAAGCCGAAGCTGCAAGCTCCACCCTTGGAGCAGCAGCTAAAGAACTTGCCGCCGCCTGAAAGCCCAAGAATCAGCATTGCTGTTTATTCCTTCGTCGATAAGACTGGACAGCGCAAGACGGTAGATTCTTACGCCTCTTTCTCATCTGCCGTTACGCAAGGAGCGGAAAGCTGGCTTATAGACGCTTTGCGCGTGGCTGGCAGTGGCAAATGGTTTCAGGTGCTAGAGCGCACCAGTTTGGATAATATCATTAGAGAACGGCAGCTAATCAACCAAACAAGAGAAACATTTCAAGGTAGAGACGCCGAAAAGCTAACTCCTATGCTTTTTGCTGGCATTATTGCGGAAGGCGGCATCATCGGATATGACACCAACATAATTACTGGTGGTGCTGGCGCAAGCGTTCTTGGTATATCTGCAAGCTCGCAGTACCGTAAAGACGTTGTTACAGTTTCGCTTCGTTTCGTTAGCGTACAAACAGGCGAGATATTACTTAGTGTAGCTGTAACTAAAACAATTTCTAGTGTCGCGGTTTCAGGCAACCTATTCAAGTTCTATGAACACGGCGTAACTCCTGTGGAATCTGAACTTGGATTAACTGCCAATGAACCAAATACAATAGCTGTTAGAAGTGCTATCGAACAAGCAGTGATAGAAATAGTAGATCAAGGAGATAAATCGGGACTCTGGAAATATAAAACCCCACAAAAACAATGAAAATCAAACTCTTAGCCTTATATGTATTTTTATCCGCCCTTTGCTTTGGGCAGAATCAAATCTACATCAACCAAATCACCACTACTGGTACAACAACTATTGTTCAAACTGGTAGCGTTAATAAAATTGGTTCGTCTGGCACACCCAGCGAAATAACATCCGACAACCTCTCTTTTGAGATGAGACAAGTTGGAGACAACAACGATGCTAACTTTTCCATGATCGGTAACAACTTGACCCTTAAATCTATTACTACTGGTAATAGCAATAACCTAAAGATGTTCACAAATGGAGCAAATAACGATATTGATCTTACCTTCACTGGCAACTCAAATACATTCTTGCTTAATAAAGACGCTATCGCCAACAGCACAGATAAAGCTACTACTGTTGATGGCGATGTTAAATTCGCTGTTACTGGTAACAGTAACGTAATGAAAGTTGGAATTGATGATGGTAAATATAACAAATTAGATTATCTCATCACTGGTTCCAGCAATTTATTAACCACAACTCAGGCAGGTAATCCGGGCGGAAACGCTGCTGGCAGTGGTCACAGTCAAGTTGTAACTGTTTTAGGAAGCTCAAACACAATGAACTTCCAGCAAGCAGGTTCAGAAAAGCAAACTTTGACCTACAATTTGACTGGCAGCTTCAATACAGTTACTATTCAGCAAAGCACAACTGCTGCTAGTTTACCTCCGATTCCTTAATGAGATTTGCCGTTATATTTTTATTAACGGCTTTATCTCTTTTTGGTTCATCTGGTAAAATAGTAGAGGCTACTGGCCCAACTCAAATTACCAGAGATAAGAGCAAGATTGATGGTAAAGCTAACGTTGGGGTTGAGATGTACGACACAATCGAAACACTTCAATCTCGCGTTGGCATTACTTTTGAAGACGACACAAGAGTCCAGATTACAGAGTTCTCTAAATTAAAAATCGACGAGTTCGTTTATGACCCATCGAGCGGCAAAGGTTCTTTGTCAATCAAAGCTGCATCGGGAACAGTCAGATATACTTCTGGACTCATAGCGAAGAATAGTAGAGAAAATATAAAAATCAAAACTCCAACTGCTGTTGTTTCAGTTAGAGGAACAGATTTCTCGATGAGCGTAGGAGAAGACGGTAAAAGTTTAATTGTTCTTTTGCCGTCTCTTCCGTCGCTAACTGGCGCTTCACCAGTTGTAGGCTCGATTGAAGTTGCCAACTCTAGCGGTACAGTTGTGTTGAATCAGGCTTACCAAGCAACATTTATCTCCTCTGCTTTCTCTAATCCAACAGCTCCAGTTATTCTAGACTTGAATGACGAGTCTAAGATCAATAATAATCTTCTGGTAGAGAGTAACAAATCTATTACTAAGAATAGTAAAGAAACAAAAAAAGTTTCGTCTGAAAAAGATAAAGTCGAAGACAAGAAAGACGACAAATCAAATAAGAAAACCGTCGATACTAAAACTCAAGTGGCGCAACAAACTGTTTCTGAAACAGTAACAGAAGCCGCCAGCGCAACAGCAGACGCGCCGCCTCCACCTAAACAAGAAACAGAAGTTGCCCAAATAAAATTGGACGCTAAAATAGAAGCTCCAACAGTTGAAGCTCCAAAAGTAGAAGTTCAAACACCAGTGGTTGTTAAAGAAGTTCCTAAAATTGAAGTTCCTTCGATCACGAATCCAATTCAGACAAATAATATAACATCAGGAACAACTACCGTTAACAACGGATTCACTACTGATGGAAAATACGCTTCATTATCTCTATCTACTGATAAAGGTGTAATCAAATTTACCACCAAATACGACGCTAACTCTACCGTTACTGTTAATGGTCAAGCTTACGTTTTAAACTACGGTGAAAAAAGTAAAGTTTACATTACTCAGAGATGAAGAAATATAGAATCTATACAGCAATCGCATCACTGTTGGTTTTAATTTGTCTAGTAACTTTAAGAGTTCAAGACCCGTTCTTCATTGAGACGGCGAGATTAAAAGCCTTAGATTACTATCAGATCACTCAAGAGAAAGTCCAAAGTGAAAGTGTTGTTGTAGTAGAGATAGATGAGAAGACTCTTGAGAAGCATGGTCAATGGCCTTTCCCAAGACAAATCTTAGCCGACGCAATAACAAAGGCATTTGATAACGGAGCAGAGATTGTCGTGTTGCCGATTATTTTTGCTGAGAGTGACCGATTCAATGGAGACGCCGCACTAAAAGAAACTTTCGGCAAGTATCCTGTAATCATTAGTCAATCTGCGGCAAATAAAGGAAAAGGCTCACCTGTGCCAAGAGGCGTAGCAGTTGTTGGCAGTGGCATCAATGATTGGCTATTTGATTACTCTGCGGCGATTGGGCCGACAAAAGAACTTGGCGAAGCTGCTGCTGGCGTTGGTATGCTCTTAACTGCGCCCGAAGTTGATGGCGTAGTAAGAAGATTACCGCTGATCGTTCAAGTGAACAAAGAGTTTTACCCAACACTGCCATTAGAAATTTTGCGCGTAGCTTCAAATGACCCAAGTTACCAAGCAAAAGTTAATCAAGCTGGCGTATCTGCCGTTCGTATTCCTAAATTTAAAACAATTAAAACTGACGAGAATGGGCGAGTTTGGTTGAATTTCAAATACACCTTTGAGTCTTTTTCATTTACCAAAGAAGATTGGTCAGCAGTTAAAGGCAAGATCGTGATGATTGCGCCAACAGCAGAAGGTCTTTCCAACACTGTCGCAACATCAGTTAATATCAAGAATGGTTACGAAATACCGCTTTTTGCCGCTCAAATGCTGCTAGATGACTCAAGACTCGAAAGACCGTCTGAATTCAATTTGTACGAGGTTCTGTATGGCACTCTTGCTGCATTGTTAGTTATAGTCACGTTCATTTGGCTGAATTACTTAGTTTGCGCTGGATTATCCATCGGTTTGATGGTTGCACCAGTCATTTATGGCGTCAAAGCCTTTGGCAATGGACTACTTTTTGATTATAGTTGGATAGTCTTTACCCTTTTCATCTGCTTCTCTGTGTCTGCGTTCATGCGTTTCATCAATGAGTTTAAACAGAAGCAACAAATCAGAAAGCAGTTTGAACACTATCTTGCTCCTGCGATGGTTAAAAAGCTCCAAACTAATCCAGAACTATTAAAACTTGGCGGTGAAACAAAAGACTTGACAATCCTTTTCTCTGACGTTCGCGGCTTCACTGCACTTAGCGAGCATTTCAAGACTGATCCTCAAGGATTAACTTCTTTGATTAACCGTTACATGACTCCTATGCTCAAGCTGGTTATGAGCAAAGATGGAACTGTTGACAAACTAATTGGTGATGCGGTTATGGCTTTTTGGAACGCGCCTGTTGATGTAGCGCGCCACAAAGAATTAGCTATTGAGTGCGCTGTTGAGATGTTCGTGAAACTCGATGAGTTAAATAAACAACTCGCACTAGAAAAATTGCCGCAACTTTCCATTGGCGTTGGCGTCAACTCTGGCTCCGTTGTTGTTGGAAACATGGGTTCAGAAAATCGTTTCGACTATACTTGCCTTGGAGATGCAGTTAATCTCTCGTCTCGCTTAGAAGGTCAGAGCAAACCTTATCACGTTGGCATAGTCATTGGCGAGCAAACGGTGAAAGGCATCGAGAATTCATTCAATTTCCTAGAGTTAGACAACATCGCGGTCAAAGGTAAGAAAGAAGGGATTAAGATTTATACCGTAATCACGAACGATGAGAAGGCAAATAAGATTGTTTCTCATCACAAGAAGATGATGGATTTCTACTACGCGATGAACTGGGACGAAGCAATGATCTACTTGACTAGACTCAAAGCAGAAAATCTAAAGATGATTGAGTATTACGAGATGCTAGAAAGCAGAATCTCTGAACTCAAAACCGCCAACTTACCCAAAGATTGGGACGGTGTTTATCACGCAACTAGTAAGTAATCAAGAGATTGCGCCAGCTTTTTTGTGCATCTGGATGATCTTATCGAGCACTTGGACAGCTAAAGAGAAATTCATTGTGTCGATAGCTTGAATTAAAAGCTTTTTTAAATCATAAAGCTCTTCCTGATCTATTCCGTTAGGTTCGATTCTCTGAGGAGAAACTAGAGCGACAGGCGAGTTTTTCGCGTAGAGCGAAGCGACATCTTTAACAGATGGCCCAAAAGAAATGGAATTGACAGCAGAAATCTCCATTGTAATTTATTTTACACTTTTTTCAAAAAAAATCCCAAAAACGCTTGACATACCCGCCAAAATCACTTTGATCTCTCTTGTAAATGAAATTCACACCCGAAAATATTACTTCTCTTGAGCCTCATCAAATCTTCGTGTTTGGCAGCAACTTTGCTGGAATTCATGGTGCAGGAGCTGCCGCTCTTGCTCACAAGAAATTTGGCGCAGTTTGGGGAAAAGGTGTTGGTCTTTATGGTCAATCTTACGCTTTGCCAACCAAAGATCATCAAATCATTACTCTTCATCTTTCTGATATTGAATATCAAATTGACTTATTCTTAGGGACTGCTAACTGCTTTCCTCAACTTGAGTTCTTGGTGACTAAGATTGGTTGCGGTCTTGCTGGTTACGATAGTCAAGATATTGGTAAATTGTTTCGCGGTAAAGAAATTCCTTCTAACGTTATCTTACCAGAATCATTTCACAAATTCGCTTTTGAATAATTATAAATTAACTTATGAAAGCAATACTAGAATTTAACTTACCGGATGATAACTATGAGCATATGCGGGCTGTTCATTGCAATCAAGCATGGCATTCATTGTATGAAATTGATTCTATGTGTCGCAATATACTGAAGCACGGAAGCGACAATTATAAAACCGTAGACGAACTCGCACATGCTATTCGTACTGAAGCAGGAAATGCTCTTCATCAGGTCGAGGAATAATTATTGACTTTCTGTAAAAAAACTTATGTTCATCACACTCACCAACAGTTCTCCTACATTAAAAGGAAATCCAATTGTTCTCAACACCGATTTTATCGTAAGCATCTTTCGCACCCCTGTTACTAGAATGGACTACACGGTTGACGAAGTAACTTATATTAATTGCCCACCACACGGTACGTGGGAAGTTCAAGAATCGGTCGAAGAAGTTGTTGCTCTAATTGAAAAATCAACAGCAGAAAAGAAAAAATTCCAGACAACTGTTTAAAAGGAGATCGCTGATATGAAAACAGAACTACAAGAAAAACTATTTAGTAAGTATCCTAAAATCTTTGGTGATCGCACCAAACCTATGACCGAAACTTGTATGTGTTGGGGTCTTGAAGTGGGCGATGGATGGTACGATCTTATTGACGTACTGTGCGAAGCTCTCACCTATACTTACTCTACAAGCGTCCAAGTAGATGAGGAAGATGGCAAACGTCTTGGCATCAAACCGTACAAATGGGAACTTGAAAACAATTATTACTTTAGTGTGGAGCCTCCACAAATAATCGCCACTCAAGTCAAAGAGAAATACGGCACACTTCGTTTTTACTATCGTGAAGAGTATAGTGAAGAAGTCATGTCTCTTATTCAAACTGGAAAGTATCCTGATCTTCAAAGGATTATTGATCGTTATTCGGACTACATTAATGGTATCGTTCACTTTGCGGAGACTGCTTCTGGTAGAACTTGTGAAGCAACTGGTCAATTCGGCGAACTGCACGCACAAGGAGGTACTCGCAATGGTTGGGTAAAGACTTTAAATAAAGAATTTGCCAAGACTAATGTGACAACCCAAGGCTATGTTCCTTTTTCGGAGATTCCTAAAGATGAAGAACCAGCTTAAACAGTTTAAACTAAAAAACGAATATAACATAAAAAACAACAAAATGAAAGTAGAAATTGATGCAGATACAGCTGACGGCATTACACGATGCTCTTTAAAACAAAGCATCGCGTACATTCGCGAAGACATTGCAAATATCAAAAAGAAAAAGAAACTTGAGTATTATCAAAAACACGAATTGGCTGAACTCATTATCATTTTAGATGCTATTGAGAAAACATTTGATTATTATGGAGGAGATTTAAAATGAAAATTAAAGTTACTCTTAAAGATATTGAAGAAGGATTTAGGGGGAGTTGTTATGATTGCCCCGTAGCTCTTGCATTTAAACGGGAAGTTAAACCGACAACCCAAATTGGGTTGAATGTTGGCACTGAACGAATACTTCATCGCGAAGTACATGAATGGGACACATACACACTGCCTAAAAAGGCGCAAACTTTTATTAAACGATTTGATAATGGGAAACGGGTTGAGCCATTCACTTTTGAAATTAAAAAAGATTTAAAATGAAAATTAAAGTTACACAAAAAGATATTGACAAAGGCGTTCGATCAAGTTATTATTACTGTCCTATCGCTCATGCTTTCAGGCGTGCCGTTAAAAATAATAACGAACTTGATTGCTGCGTTGCCTCAAGTTATATAGTTTATCTTCCTGATGATAAACGGAATAGATACAAATTACCCAAAAAAGCGCGGAAATTCATTGAACATTTCGATAATTATCGACCTGTAGAACCATTTTCGTTTGAAATTAAAAAAGGCAAACCATTAACATTTCGCGCCGCTGCATTATTATAAAAAACTATGAAAAAGAATAAAGAATTAGAATACTACAAGAATGAGTGTATAGTTCTTCGCAATCAACTTAACTACAAGTTTAATACTGATACAGTAACCGCGCAAGCTGCTGTTAAAGAAGATAAACGCCTTTACCGTAAGGTAGGTAAGAAGTATGTTCCTATGAACGATCCCTATGCCTACGAAGGTCTTAGGGATGGCTTTTGGCTTGTTCATGTTAAAGATGGATGCACTTCTATCCGTCAGCAAATCTATCCAGACAAATCGCGGCTTACTGCTGCTGCTCTTCTTATCGAAGATAAGCTCGTTGGCATTATCCGTAAAGCATCAGAGGCTCGTCCTGCCAAAATTGCTCTTACGCATGAACAAAAGAAAGACTGGGATAAGTTTATCGCTAAACACGGTGAATCATTTAATACTCTTTGTTATCCTTCTATGCAAGAGAACGCAGAGAAGATCGTTATGGCAATAATAGACGAACAAGGATATGTTGGATTATGAAACCTAAACAACACTGCAAAGATGGCAAAAAATATATGCTTGTTGGTCGCATTGGTATGTTTGGGCCAGAAATACTTTCGGCTGATGTTATTAAGGATTTTCGTTCATGCGATTTAACTGATGTTAACGATGGAAAAGCATTGCTATTAGTCGCAAAAGATGATAGCGTAGTTAGAATTAATCGTAACGGAATAAAATGGTATAATTAAATTAATCTTTATGAACAACCAAGAAAAAATTATTATGCTTGAAAAGCAACTCAAGCAAGCTTTTGAAAATTTAGATAAAGCAGAAAGTCGCCTAAATTGGTTAGAGATGTTTCTTCAAATTGGAGGCGCAAGCATCAGCTGCGTATCTTATGCTATCCTTAAAGATCATCCTGATGACACTGACGAAACATACTTTAATCTTCCATTTCAAATTGGAATTGAAGTAGAGAAAGAGAATCGTGGATGCTATGAATGGGTTGAGTTTAGTAACGGCGCAAAAGGTATTCGTCCAGCTATTGACGCCGCTAAGATTAAGCATTATGAATGGCTAAAACAATTTTAAAAAAGTGATTAGAAACACTTGACATCTAATGTAAAATAAGTAGGTTCTCTTTTGTTCTTTCACATCTTCCTTTCTGCGTGTTGCAGCCGCTATAATAAATATAGCGTGTATAAGTGCATTAAACTACTGAGAATTCTCGGTGGACTTATACAGCAGGGGGAACCAACTTCATCCGAAATGCCTCTATCGAGCATAGTGTTATTGACGCATAATTCTTAGTAGTCCCTGACTATTAATGCCTCTCATAACGCTACGAAACGTATTCAGCCTGAACTAACAGGTGATTCCATAGGACGCTATGGATGGATGCTCTATTTTAACATACACAGTAGTCCTCTTGAGTAGCATCAATGACAATAATGGCTGTGTGCAATTTCCCTACCTGCATTGAATGTCGGGTTCTATCCGTGTTAACCGTAAGGTTACTAGGCGCATGGTAGGGGATTCAATTTTAGCGATAGTAGCTCAGTGGTAGAGTCCTTGTTTTCCAAACAAGCTGTCGTGGGTTCGACCCCCACCTGTCGCTCCAGTTTCAAACACGAATCAAAAAATCGCAAATAAGATATACATTAGAACCAAACATGAACGTTTTGCGGCCAAATAAAATCAAACACGAACACTTTTAGGACAAATAAATGATAGAAATAGACCTACACCCGCAGCTCGTCGCAACCGCATTAGAATTGGCGGAAGATAAGCCGAAATTAAAAAACTCCATCCGAGACGGCGATGGCTGGAAAATCGCCATGATCTCTGACTTAATGGTTCAGGAAGCTCTCGGCGGCGAGATCATCTCTCACGAAGATTACAACTCTGACTGGAAATCAAACAAAGGAAAACGTTTTGAAATCAAAGCCAAAGAACGCACAGTTAGACCAAAACCTTCTTACAACTGCACAGTTTATCAGTTCAACACCTTACAGAACTGCGATTACTATTTATTCACCAGTATTCTCAAAGACTATTCAAAAGGCTGGATTCTTGGTTACATGAATAAAAAATCATTTTTAAATCAATCTTTGAACTGCAAAAAAGGAGAGCTGGACGAATCTTCTCCTGCTCACAAGCTCTATTACTATCCAGCGGACTGTTTGAATTTGCAGATCGGTAAGCTACAAAAGTTCAATCTTGACCAGTAAAACCATTGACAAGCTAGACGGTTTATGATCTAGCTTCCTTGCATGAAACTATCTCTCTGTTGCATATCCGAAATCCTTGCCGAGCACAAAGGCTTCAAGTTTGAGACTATGACTCTCACTCGATTCCTCTCCTTGAATCGTGACGAAGCTATTCGCGTTCTCAGCAAGCGCATCCTCCATAATTTTTTCATCACGCATCAAATCATCAAGCATTGCCACAGCTACGGCATTGCTGGCTACCGTTTGTCCTCTAGTTTGACTCCTGTTATCAATCATCCTGACGTTAATCTTCGTCTGCAAGACTTACCTGATTGGCCTGATATGCGTGACGCTCTGCGTAGAATCGCCAACGAAATCAAAACTAGTGGCGTCAGAATTTCAGCTCATCCTTCTGAATACATCACGCTCACCAATCAAAATGCCGACACAATCAGCAACAGTGTGCGCGATTTAATTTCTCACGCCGAGCTATTTGATTTGCTTGACTTGCCTCAAGACTATCGCTCGCCGCTCAACATTCATTGCCGTCAAGATGGCGATTGCGAAGAAATCTCCAAACGATTTCTCGCCAATTACCGCACTCTACCTCACAACGTAAAGTCGCGTCTAGTCGTCGAGGTCAACGACAACGTTGGTGGCTCATGGAACGTCGCCAACTTGCACAAACATTTTTTCCTCACTAGCGGAATCCCTGTGACCTACGACTCTCTGCATCGTCAATTCTGCAACTCTGGCACTACTGATGAAGAAGACTTCAATCTCGCTTACTCTACTTGGAACACCGCTCCTTTGTTCCACTTTTCCGAGGGCGTCAATGACACGCGCAAGCACGCTGATATGCCGATTGGCAAGCCCAACGCTTACGGCAAAGACGTTTTCTTCGATGTGGAACTCAAGGGTAAAGACAAAGCTATTTTCAAACTTTTAAATTTAGAGTATCACTTATGAACCTACAAACAGAAATAGACCTAGTAGCAAAGAGAACAACTGATTTTCTTTTTAAAATGAGAATCGGATTCAGAACTGAACCAATGCCTCTGGCAGATTCTGCCAGCGAAAAAAAATACGTTGGCGTAGAAGTTCAGACCGAGCATCTTTACTCGATCATCTGTCCAAATTACAGGAAGAACACAGTGGAGTTTTTGGTGCTGAATAAAAACCAAATGGAGAATATGATCTCACAAGGTTACAGCGACAAAGAGATTGAACAGCATGGAAAAGTGTGGATTCACTTAGAAAAATTCATTGATTACGTTACTATGATTCAGCAAGCGAACGACCCAAAATTCGGATTAAAAATTAAATAAAAATGAGCACCAAACACCAAATTTTCTCCTCTAAAAACCTCTCGGAAGTCTATGGGATTTACGAGCAAGTTTCAGATCAGTTTTTGAAGCAGTTCAAATTTCACGTTGAGTTCGTGATTTCGAGCTACACTTCTGATAAAAATTCGGTGCTTTCTGTTTTCTGCGAAAATTCTTCGCACGTTAAGTGGCTGGAAAACAAGGCTTTGGAACTTTCTCAAAAAAACTTAAAAAAAGTTATCAAAACCACTTGACGGATAAGAAAAGTGTGGTAGAGTGGTTGCAGATTAAATTACTAACCAAATTGCTAACATGATTGTTAAATCCATCCAGAAAAACGTTGTTGAGTCACACGATTTCAAATCTGAAATCGCTACCATTGATGCGAGCGAAATGCGCTACATTTCGTCTCTCCTTCGCAACAATTATTCCGATACCATTCTCGCCACTGTGCGCGAAACTTGGGCTAACGCTGTTGACGCTAATGCTGCCGCTAAAAGCAGCACGCCAATCAAGATCAGTTTCCCAACCGTTCTCGCTCCCACTTATTCTGTGCGTGATTTTGGTACTGGACTCTCTGAACAAGAGTTGTTTGGTCTTTACACCAAGTATGGTCGCTCCTCCAAACGTGGCGACAACTCCGCTATCGGCGGTTTCGGTATTGGTCGATTCTCTCCTTTGTCTTATACCGACTCATTCACCGTTGTTTCCTGCAAAGATGGCGAAAAGATCATTATCTCCGTCTATGTTGACGAAGGTGGCGACACTCGCTTTACTAAGCTCGCGGAAGAATCTACCACTGAGCCAAACGGAGTCGAGATTTCCGTCGCAGTCAAAGCTGATGACGTTGCCAAGTTTGCGGAAGCTGCTTACAAAGTATTAAAGTTTTCGTCCGCTCCTTTCGTTGCCTCTGGCATCGACAAAGAACAACTCCGTTACGAATGGTTGATGAAGAATCATACTTGGGGCGTGTTGGAAATGCAAAACAAAAGCGGTTATTATCATCGTCGCCAAGATGGGCCGTTGGTTGTTATGGGCGGCATCTCTTATCCACTCAATCTTGAGATTCTCTCTGATAAGCTCAAGGTCTTCCCAATCTATAACTCTCTCAGAAATTCTTACGCTGCCGCATCCTTTGTCTTCTTTTTCCCTGTTGGTTCGCTTTCGCTTCATCACTCCAGAGAAAGTTTAGAATACAACGAGCACACTAAAAAGAATATCGTTTCGTTCTTCTCTAACTTTGAGGCTGAGATCAAAGCGGTTTTCCAAAAGTCTCTCGATGATATTAACGACGTAGAAAAGTTTATGTCTAAAGTTAATAGCATCAGCGACAACTATGTATTGCAGAGCATCGCATCTGATATGCCGATGACGTTTAACGCTGCTAATGGCGACAAGATCGAAGTTCGCCCAAACTTTACTCATAGCGTTGAAACTATTTATTGGGTCAATCGTAACAATAATTTTCGATCAGCTCATAAAGCTGATAAAAAAGGAATTACCCCTGCTTCATTCTATTCTAATAGTAATTACTGTATTCTTGTAGCGGACAACGAAAGACACCTTTTTGCTAAAGCTCGTTGGATTCAGAAAAACTCTGAAAACGCAGACAAAAGAGGTTTCTGCGTATTTGTATTGACTCCAGAACAAGCTAAAGATTTCTTGACTACATATACTACTTGCAAACGTGTTTTCCTTTCTTCTACTACTCAAAAACTGAAACTCGATCAGGCCAATTCCTCGGAAGCTCGCATTGTATATAACAAAGGTGCTTATGGTTATCGTCCCTTTATTGGAAGCGCAAATCTTCCACAAGAAGGTAAGTTTTATTATGTTAAGCTAGAATACAAAGATAAGCGTCCTGTATGCGAGATTTCTAAACTAATGTTTGGTCAAAACAATTCTTATGATTTCTTCACAAGACTGAACGAATCAAAGATCATTGACCAAGATATTGTCTATGGAGTTTTCGATGATTCTGATATTAGCAGTGAAGCAGTCAACGTCGCAACTCTGGTTGAAGATTACATTAAAAAACAATTAAAATTACACTCCGAATCTATCTCTAAAAACACCGAGATCAATTACCGTAGCTCTAAATTCAGAAATTCTTATGTAAAAGACATCGCTTATTCACTCCAGAAAAATCATGCTTTGAGACTGTTTTTCGGAGAAGCGAGCCAATCTGATCTTGATTTCTACGAGAATAACAGAAACATGATGGAATTATTTCAAATTACCAAAACTTTCATCAAAGAAACTATTGACAGAAGCGAAATTGACGCCGAGCATGATGCTCTTATGAATAAGTACCCACTGCTCTCATTCGTTGCGAACAGTTACTATTACAATTTCAATGAAAAAATTGTAAAAGATTTTGCCAATTATATTTCCCTGATTGATAACCAACAAAACTAAACAAAACTAAGTTACTAATATGAATAAGCCAGCCTACATTATGCGCGATGATTCCATTACCGTTTTCGTTAATGGTCGTCCTTACACCGTCGAGAAGTCCAATCCGAACTTCTTTGCTTTACGCAAAGCCTTGATCGACGCGAATTACGCCGATATTCCCGCTCTGGTGAATGTCGAGCACAAGATCGTCAACTTCTCTCACGGCAAGTTGCGCGTCAACGATGGCGAAGTGTTTTACGGCACAGAAAAGCTGCATGGCGTCGTTGTCACTAAACTGCTTGAACTGTTAAAGGCTGGAGCTAAAGACGCTGAACCTTTGTTGAACTTCATCGACAAGCTCATGTCTAACGTCTCGGCTAACTCGGTCAACGAACTCTATTCGTTCTTGTCCTACAAGTCGCTTCCAATCACGCCAGAAGGAAATTTCCTCGCTTACAAAGGAGTTAAAAATGATTTTTATTCCAGCAGCGGCAATAAAAATACTGTCGTTGTTCAAGGTAAAGTGAACGATCAAGGTCAAATCCTCAACACTCTTGGCTCAACGATTGAAGTTGCTCGCCGTTCTGTTGACGATAACAAAGACAATCACTGTTCCTTTGGCTTGCACGTTGGCAGCTTTGACTACGCTAAAGATTGGGCTGGCTCAACTGGACGTTTGCTGGTCGTTGAAGTTAATCCCGCCGATGCCGTCAGCGTTCCAACCGACTGCTCTTTTCAAAAGCTGCGCGTGAGCAAGTATAAAGTTCACTCTGATATTACTCCAGAGCGCAAAGAAATCAGCGAGCCTGTGTATAGCACAGACGATAGCGAAGACGATGATTATGATTGCGGCGATGATTGCGGTCATTGCGACTGCGATAAAGATAACTCCAGCGATATTGATTGGCGTCAAGAAGCTATCAAACTAAAGGTTGATGCTATTATCTCAAACTATATCAGCAAAGGTATTTATCCATCGTTGAACTATATTATGACCTCTGCTCTCTCAAATTACGATGTTACTTACGATGAACTCGCTGACATCATCTTTGAGTTGGACTATGATACCAATGAAGGTATTCTCAAGTCCGATGGCACGAAGATCACCGCTTCCGAAGCGTCGATTGTAGAGTCGTTCTAATATGAAAGTTAATCCACTCGTTGAAAAACTAGAAGAAGCTAATATGGTCGAACTCGATATTGCCTTTGCTCTATTAAAGTATAGAGAGATCGGCATTTATCGTAAAATCCAAGCTATATGCTTGAGCTTTAACCTCAATCTTGATGAAGTCCTCAAAGGGCTTCCTCAAGAGGAAGGTCGCCTATTAGATTGGGAAACGCGCCATTTCATTCATCACTATATGATTGCTAGGGCGAATCAACTTCAATCTAAGAACAGTCAAGCTCAATACCCCCACGATATTGTTAAACAATTTATTCAAGAATAAAATATGGATACACTACAACTAACTACTAATGGAGTAGAAGCTAACCGTAACTGGTTTGAGATTTGGAATCTTGAACGAGACGGCACACTTCGTAACTGCATTAACTTCTATGATTTCGCCTTGGACAATGCCGCTGCATGGGCCGCGCATTGTTTCACTTCCGAGACGGCGCGAACAGAGGAGCCTTATCAAATCGTTCACGCCTTTAAAGACGCTTCTGGCAAGATTCAGCGCAACGTTCCTGTTGTGGTGGATTCTAAAGACGTTATCTCTCTCCTGTCTAGGGTGAGATCAAAAGTCATCAAGGGCGAGTAATTTAAATTAATTTTTATTCACCATGAATAGACAAGACCTGTTTGAGCATCATCAGTTACTTACTGATCGAGCGTTTGAGATCATGCAAGCCAAAAACAACGACTACGCTGGTAGTAAAGGCGACGTACCGTTCGCCAACTTCCAACGCTGCGAGGCTATGGGCGTCTGCACTACCGAACAAGGCTTCCTCGTTCGTATTATAGACAAGGTATCTCGTCTTAGCACGTTTGCTCAAGATGGAAAGCTCTTGGTCGCAAACGAAGGCTATGAGGACGCTATCTTGGATATTATCAACTACTGCGTCTTAATGTCTGCCTATATCAAAGGCAAAGAAGAAAAGACTTTAACTGATAGCAATACCAGTTAATCTATAACCAGCATCATAAGGTCGAATGAACAAGCCTGTTGGCATCCCCAACACATCAATCTTATGGTTGTATTCTCTAACTAAATGATCGGAGAAGTCCCCGAAAGTTGCATTGCCAGAAGCGGCGTAACCAGTAGCAGAGTATAGTCCAGTGATTTGTGTCTTATAGCTAGACCAATCTCCAGACACGATGCTATAATTACTATGTATATCTGCTTGTAATAATCGGGGGCTATCCATATAATATCTTACACTTAATGTTATCAATCTTGATTTTCATAATTGTGCTTTGTCACTTATGGAATCGCCCAAACTATTTTACTAAGCGAGGTCGTTGGTAAAACAATTAGCTTCCGTAGCTCAATGGTAGAGCACCTCATTTGTAATGAGGTGGTTGCAGGTTCAAGTCCTGTTGGAAGCTCCATTTTATATATGCAAAAAATACTAGTCAATACTGATGTTGGTGGTTTCTGTTTGTCTTTAGAAGCTAAAGAGCTTTACTTAAAAGAAAAAGGTATATCTTATACAGTCAGTGAAAATCCTTCTTGGGGCGAATACGATATTTTACCTCAAGAACTCAATGCTACTTTATATCAACTATTACGCGACGATCCTGTTCTCATTAGAATCTTTGAACAAATTGGTTCAGAAAGATTTTCCGCTGATTACTGCACGATCAAAATCGTAGAAATACCTGATGATGTTCAATGGATTATTTGCGAATCTAATGGTTATGAATGGGTCGCTGAGAAACATCGTACTTGGAGTGCAAAATGAACCACGAATGGGTAAAACAAAATCCTGATAGTGCAGCACAGTTGATTCACCAACTGCTCTTGACTCAAGATGAATGGCAAACACTAGCAGAAGATATGTTTGAGCACGTCTCCGAACTTCGCGCTATAAATTCATGGATGGAAGATACCACCGAAAGCAACGCGAAAGAATTAAAAATGCTTGACGATGTTATCAAAAGATTTCAGGAAATAAAATCAAAATATCCTTAAAAGGTATTGACAATGGCATAGATACAGGTATGGTGTTCCATAAGTCTTCCATTGTGTGTAATCCTCTGTATGGGAAAATACAGAGAATACACCGATCAAGATATTATCAACAACTCCAAAAATGTTAAATCAATAGCGGGTTTATTAAGAAGTTTAGATTTAGTTCCAGTAGGAGGAAATTACAGGAACATGAAAAGACTTCTTCAAAAACTTAATGTTGACACCTCTCATTGGACAGGTCAAGGTTGGAGCGTAGGCCAGAGGACAAAAGACTGGTCAAAATACACTAGATGTCACAGTTTAAAAAAACATTTAATTAAAGAAAAAGGCCACAAATGTCAAAATTGTGACTTGACACATTGGTTAAATGAGTTAATTTCGCTAGAAGTCCATCATGTTGATGGCGATTCATCAAACAACGATATAAATAACCTTCAAATACTTTGTCCAAATTGCCATTCGGTAACAGAAAATTATCGAGGCAGAAAAAACAAAAATGGTGACATGGCGTAATGGTAGCCGCAAAGGTCTTAAAAACCTTTAGATTAAATCTGTTTGGGTTCGAGTCCCAATGTCACCACCAATTTACTCTAAACATAACACATGAAACATAAAGAAAAAGAAATTATGGAGTTCCCCAAAGGACTTCATATCTATTACTACAATCGGAAAGGTCAGATGGTTGGCGTGTTCGCCGCCACTGCGACTCAATTCGACCCTCATTACTATGGTATTGGATGGTCGCTTTGTAACGTTAAAGACGGCGACATATTCGACAAGAACTTGGCAAAGAAGATCGCTTATGATCGGGCGTTTAAAGGTTCCGCTTCTCAAGTGCCGATCTCTATGCACAACAAGTATTACGAATACATTAGAATCGCCGCAAAGTATTTCAAAGATAAAAAATATATCTTCAATCTTATTATTGATGAAAAAAACCCTTGACATCTACAAAAAATCATTTACTCTCCTAGCCATGAACAACCTCCTAGAACGTCTGCGATTTAATTTTTATTCTATGTATTACGGTATGATTAAATACCGCAAAGAAAAAACAGAATTAGTCGATGAACTCTGCGACATGGGTGCCGCAGGTAAAACTTCTCTTGCCTTCCATAAAGATCAAAATGGCGAACCTGTCGCAGTATTTGGAGTTAATATGGATATGAATTTTGAAGATGCTCGTTTTATGATCGTCGCTATTGAACCAAGAAACAACTTCATTGACCGCTTCTTTAACGTTGCCAGCCAAAACATTTCCCTCAAAACCTTCCGTTTAAAACAATAAAAAATGAATTTTAATATATTCTCAAAGGAAGAAGAAGCGGCAATACCTGCCGAGTCAACAGTAACTCTTACCGTTCATCTTACAGATGGCGCACAAATATCCGCAGTAGATAAAGTATATTCTTTAGATGAGTACGAAAAATCTAAGGAAGAATGTCGCCAAATTATTAAAAAAATTTACGATGATATTGAAAATGGCAAATCTTTGATTCATGGTTGGAAGGGTTGTATATTATTCAAAGCGGAGGATTTCAAAAGAGCATTAGTTACTGGTATAAATAATTTTAAACAAAATGAATAAAGAAGCACTACCAACAGACCCATCAATACAAGCACCATTTGTTCCTTTTGAAACGCTTCAATTAAGGATTAAAGCAGATAAGCTACACAGCTTATGGAAAGAGTTTATTGATTTGCTTGAGATCACAGAAGAAAGCGACTCTGGCAACAAGTTTCGTCCAAATTATATTGGTTCTTGCCGCGCATTAGACGGTCAAAGAATGAATCAAATCATTAAAGAAGCTAAAGAATTAATTGTTTCAACACCTAGCGAGATAACTTTTAACAGATCAAGTCGAGAAGTTTTGCGTATTACTTCCGACGGTTATATAGTTGCTGGCGAAGGTCTTAGTAAAGAAGAAGCTACTCAAGAAACTGTAAAGTTATTGATGGCTGCATTTGAGAAGGAGATTCAAGAGATGGTGGATGCCCGCATTGCCGCCGAGCGCAAAAAAGTGCGCGTGCTGCGTAAAGCATTAGAAAATGTTAAAGATTCGATTTGCAGGGATATTCCCGATGGGTATTCGCAGCCTTGCGTAGATCAATCAGCGGATGAATGTGACAAGATTATAGAACAGGCCATGAAGGAGACCAGCAAATGAGCGCGCCTGATTACCACGCAACACCAATAACAGAGGCTGCTCTTGGACACTTTGGCATTGATTCTGCCGTATCTGCTGAAGTTTCTAAACAACTTGAAATTCAACTATACACCGCAGAAGCCCGCGCCGAGAAAGCGGAGGCTTCATTACATAATGTAAGTTTAGATTTATTAACAGCTAACCACATGATAAAACTAGAAAGAGATCGCGCAGATGCACTCCAAACTAGATTAAATGAAATTGATGCTATGCTAAAGAGTCCTGATTTAATAGACTAACGTATAGCTTCTAAAGACTCTAAGTGTAAATTAGAGTCTATGAGTTCTGGAAAAAAAGACACAAACTATAAATCACACGTTCAATTAAAAGACATTGTAATTGACGCATGGGAAAATCCACTTAATCCTGCTGAATGGGATGATGTTATGAAATTCTCGCAATGCGAGAACGTTCAAGTAACAGGAGTAACAGTAAATGGCGGCAAAGAAGATTGCATTGACGCTGTTCGCGGCTCAGGTTATTCGTTCAATAACATGACTTTAAACCCACTCAACAACGGTATTACCTTAAAAGGTAGCATTGATGGATGGAATTTAAAAGATATTTTATTCACTCGCAAAGGCAAAGCATACACAATCGAAATCGGCCAGTACGACAATTACTGGACACCTTGGACAAAACCAACAAGAAATGGCACCATTGATAATGTATCTATGGAAGATAATTCAACTGTTGTAGTTCGCATTTGGGATGGCGAAATGCCAAAGGTAATTAACTGTAAGAACTTGAAAGTGTTGAAGATACCAAAGATCATCTGGTTTCCTTACTTCTTCTTTCGTTCTATGCAAAGAGATAAGACTTTTATCAAAAAATGTATAGACAAAATGCGTGGCAAACTTTAATATAAACTAGTATATATACACTACTATGGAAAACCA